GATGCTCCAGTGCTGATGCTTCACACAATACTTAAGCAGTCCAGAGAACTTCTCATTGTCCTGGTTGTTTGGATTACTCACCCTGGCACAGTATGCCATGTGCTTCTCCGCATCAGGAGTTACGCTAATTAGATTTACGCTGTTCTCTTTCATCTAGTGTCTCGTTAATAATGTCTTTTAGTTCTTGTCTTTCTAAATCAGTAAAGACATTTCGTTTTGGTATAACCAATGGTGGATATATTCTCTTTGATTTTGGTTTACCATCACTAGGTAAACTCATTCCTTGTGTATCTATCTTATCCATCTATTTCCTCATAAACTTCGTCGTAATCTGAAATGGGTAGGTAGTAAGATGCAGGGTCGTCAAAATTCTCTTGAGTTGTAGCATATGCATCTACATCTGAATATACTTCAGACTCTAGGTTCTCTACAAGAGATTTTAGATTACTCACAATCAGTTTGAGTTTTTCTTTGTCCATAGGAAGCACATACTCAAAGGTATTATAGCACAAAAAAAGCGGGGTAGCAACCCCGCGAAACGTTTAATTTACTAAAATCCTCCTACAGATTCTTTTACATATCGATTGTTTATCATCACAGTCTATAAGACAACTATAATAATCATTTAAAAGATCGGATTCTTCTATCGAACGATTTAAGGTATGAGTCAGTCGTTCTACGCTTTGTTTCCAACCTGCTAACTGATTGTAGGAAATGAGATTGTGCATAATATCCCTCATTATACGAATATTTACTTTTGAAAAAATGATATAGTAAATTTCATATCATAAGCACCTCTGTTCTATTAGTATTTAGACTGCTTTGTGTTTATTCACTAACATTTGTTAATTTGATAAGTAAATACAAAAAAAGAGAGGGTTTGTAGCCCTCTCTGTAATGTAAGTTAATAAATCACTTAGCGTATACTTGTCCACGATAGCAGAATGTACCGTGAGTCTCCTTCGATTCTACACAACGTGTATCATAATCTACACCACGATATGAGGTGTGGTTAATCTGTGCGTTGTGTAACGCAGATGCCTTATTGATCTGCTTTCGGATTAGATTAAGTGTGTTCATGTTGTTACTCCTAAAGTAATTGGATTTTTAGGTCCGTTCCTTTAGTCGTTTGCGTCCGTCTTCAGACGGATGAACGATCCGTTCCGCGACTTACTTGCGTCTCACCCTAAAGTGAGATGAACGTATGGTAATTATACCATACATTATTTATATTAACAAACGTCTTGTGACATATGTTACCGCTTTCTAAGGTATCCTAGAATCTCCTCCCTAACTTCCATTAGTTCAGGATAACACTCCTGATTATGAGCATCACCTCTCAATTCATGGTCAGGTTTGATAACACTTTCAATGAAGAGATTGAGTGCTCTCCTACGTTTAGCATCTTTAGAAATATCATTCATAGAACTTCTTTTGTTTTAAGGTACTGAAGTGTTTCTTTTATACTGCCAATATGTTTATACCCAATAGCTACCTGAGGGAACTCTGCATCTGAACCAAACTCAGCAGAGAACTGTGAAGTAGTAAAGTCTTTATCTAATTCATACTGATGAAATTCTTCACCAAGACTCTGTAAAAGATGTGTCATACGCTGACATTCTTGATTTCCATTGGAATAAATTACTGCTCGCATTAATCAGTCTCCCTAGATTTGCGGTTAAATTTGATTACATACTTTTCATATTGAGCATTTTCATCACCATAATCGTAGCAATTAGAATGCTCAAGACTACCACCAAGTAATCTCACAACATTATCTAGTTGCCATTCGACAGCAAACTTTTTAAAAGTATCATCAATTCCTTTCGATGATCCTGGTTCATTAAAATTATCCATTGTTCTTTTTTATCCAGCAAGGTTTACATAACGAATTTGTCCAACTACCATCAGGTGCTTGATGTCCTATCTGAGGTGCTTTGTTCGCTGGGACCATTTTACCACACTCAACGCATTTTGTCTCCCACATCTTCATAGTGTTCTGTTTAATCTAGTTTCTGCTTGGTCTGGGAAGTCTCTAGGTCTACTGTCAGCAGCATTATCAGTTCTAGGAGAACCTTCGTTCTTCTTCATAGTATGTTGATAATTGGGTCGGGGGTATCTAATAATAAATGGGTCAGGCATCCAGTATGTTACTTGCCATTCTTGATGGGGACATAGTTCAAGATGCTTCTCTACAGTGTGAGAGAAACTACCGAGTTGAATATACCCGTCATGACTGACACATCTGCCATCGCCAGTGTCAACCAAGAACATCATCTTACTACTCATAGCACTTTTTGTTCTGGGTTGAGATTTTTTACGAATTGCACAGGATTCTTTTCAGACTTGTGAACCCAATGATAGCGCATACATTCAAAGATAGGATCCCAAGTCGGGATACAAACATAATCAATCACGTTGTCTCCAGTCGTCAGGTCTATCCTGCTGGAACCAGTCTTTAATATCTTCCGCACTATCAAATCCCCTTTTGTGATTGGATGGGTCGGGGTCTCCTAGTCCCATCCTATTCAGAAAATCATCTGTGCTACCTTCCTCAATATTTTGAGCAGCTTGACGACGTGCTTTTTGCAACCAGTCTCTAGCAAGGGTATGTGACTTAGCAAGTTTCTGCACCCATACCATATCATCTAATTTAACTTCTTCTCCATTTGCAATTTTTTTACAAATAAATTCTAGTCGTAGTCTATATTGAGTAGATAGCATCTTAGTTACGCAAATCAGATAGGATCATCTTCAACTTCTCTTACCATTTTACTAATTAAATCTTCCGTTCCATTCATAGTCTTAACGGCAAAGATATTAGACTTTTGATATTTCTTTAGATGTTTATACTTCTTCAGAAGTTTATCAATGTCCTCTCTAGGCATCTCAACCTTAACATCAAAACCATCACTCATTTTTTCTTTCCATCATTTTTTGGTTTAAATCCCCAAAGTTTGGGATTCATTTGTCCATATCCAAAATCCATCTTTTTAACTGCACCAGGACCATACTTATCATAATACATATCAAAAAGTTGTGATGTCTTCTTACATCTAGTCAAATCAACCATCTCTACACCATCAACAACATACCAGATTAATATGGCATCATTAGGAAGAGATTTATCATTTGCCTTTTCTAAAGTAGTATTCTCTTGCAGAATCTGACACCCATAATCGGAGGGAGTAATATTGCTTCCGGTGTCCTCTCCGTTAACCATTTCTTTCTCCTGTTCTACTGCTACTGTCATCCACGACCTCCCCATTGGATATCTGGATAGGCGGTCTCAACAACATCTTTAGTTATCTTATATTTAGTTTGCAAACCTTTATCTTTGACTAAACAAATGACCTGAGATTCCTTTGGGTGAAGTCCCCTCAGTAAGTTGATAAACATCATTTCTCTACGAGTCTTGTTTAAAGAATCGTTACCACCTTTTATATAATGATAAAGATTTTGCCACTCTCTGCGAAGAGAAGTTTTACCTCTACCATCCAAATCTTGACCAGTGGCAGACTCACCACCTTTCATTTCCTTTTCCAAATTGTCTGACAAGGTTCCACTATAAACAGATTGGTCACTAATGTCTCCATATGGAACTTCACCTTCAGGGACCACCGATACAACAGTCTCATCAAAGTTCCAAATGAAAATTGCCTTAAGAGCATCATGTTCATACTCTTGTAGAACTTCTACTTTTTTTGCTTTAGTTCTTTGCTTACTTGCAAGTTCCAGAACTTCAAATACAAACGGGTTTTGTGGAAGAACTTCATTCTTAGTCGTCTTCGTTGTCTTCGTCGGGCTCATAATCGTTTTCAAATCGTACTGCTAAAATTTCATCGGGTAAAATATTACCATTTTCATCAAACATTTCAGGATGCATATAAACAGGTTGAGTTTGATAAAAATGATCCTTTGCTAACCATCCTACTACACCTCCAACAAAAAAGAACATTATTGAAATGAGTGTACTGATGGTGAGAGTTACTGCTAACATTTCGATTCTCCTACTTTTTTCTAATATCCAAGTAAAAGTTAAAGTGTAAAACAATTTCTCTTCGGAGGAAGGAAACCATTTTTCCAAACTTCACTTGGAAAGTCTTTGGTGGTTCTTGCTTCCTCCTATTTCTTAGTAGCAATTCTACTCCCCGATTTATATGGGGTTCATCATTATTTAGTTTGTCTTTTTTATCGTCTTGGTTTTCTGCCATAGCTACACTTCTAAGAACTTAGACTAGTTTTTGTTCTCTTAGATGCTTAACTGTTTCAGTACATCCACCAAGAACTTCTTCTCCAAGAATTACTCTAGGGAAAGTTGAACCTTGACCAAACTTTTCGTAAAACTCATCTCTTGAAAAGTCTTGTCC